ATCTCGGTCGTCCCGCTGCCGCCGGAAATGGAGACCGAGGCGGTGATGGTGACGGTGGTGGTCACGGCCGACCAGCTGGTCACGGTGGCCGAAGCGGTGGTCGCTCCGAGCTTGAGGGTGGCGGTGATGCCGCTGGAATAATTGACGAACTCGTAAGGGGCGCTGAAGCTCCCGGTCGGCTCGAGGAAGTAGAGTTCGATGTTTTCCACATCGCCTTCGTAGAACAGTGGAGGCGGCAGCGGCAGGGTCGCGCTGGGGTCGGCGACGAATGTCCGGGCGGTGGTGTCGAGGTAGAGCTTGCGGGCCTGCATCCTTGCCCACGGGAGGTGTCAAAGGCGGCTACGCTTGGTCGGCGCGGTCGCAGCATCCGGAGAGGCGGGGGCGGTGGGCGGGGTGGCTGCGGTCGGCCTGCGCGTCGGCGGCGGCTTTGGCCTCGGGGGTGTTGTCCCCTCGCCTCATGCAGTCTTGGCAGTTGCCGAGCCATGGGCGGCCTCCATACCAGCCGAGGGCGCAAGCGAATTGGCCGCGGTCGCGGGTGCGGGATTGGTGGGGGCAGGTCAAATCTTAAAAAACGGTGATTTCCACCGCATCATTGAACACGTAATTTCCTATCGGTGTGCTGTTGTCGTTGGCTTCTTTGAAGCCTCCAAAGGCTCCTGCGTCTTGAGCTTCTGGCGTGAAGTCGTAAGCAATAGACGCTTCAAAGCGTTGCCATTTATCAGTGTCATTTGGATTATCTCCATGAAAAACAATAAGACCACTGACGGTTCCAGTTATGTCGTCAATGCCGTATGGGTAATTGTTATCGGTATATTCCCATCGGCAGAGGCTTGTTCTATAAACAGTTATTTCAAAACCTCCGCCATTCATTGTTAGGGTGTCTGGAAAATCATCAGTCAAGAAATCGTTAAGGCAAGTGCCGAGCGCAACAGGTGCAAAGTCGATGGCCGAAGAATACTGGGTGTTAGTCGAAGCGTAGATCCCAATGTAGCCCATGTTGCCGAAGACAAAATTCGGGTCGGTGTAGTAGGCGGTGAATCCGTCAAACCATCCGTCTGGATTGTCGCCCATCTGCGGAGCGGTAAGCGGTGGGACAAGTCGGTTAAATTCGCCCTCGTTCCAAGTTTCGGGCAAGTCGGTGTATTGCAAAAACTCTGTTTCGTAGAGAGTGTTGGCATCGTAAAGGCAGCAGGCTTCGGAAACGCAACAGGTGCAACTGACAAGCCGCTCGCCTTGGACGAGCTTGGTGACGGCGCGGCGGGTGCCGGATTCGTCGACGGTGGTGGCGATCACGGGCAGTCTTGGGTTTCAACCCATTGCAGCGCGCCGTCTTGGATGCCGAGGATGTGGAGGGTGCTGCTTTGGGTGGCCTCGAGGACGACCCACCTTTCGCCGTCCCAGTAGAGCAGGTCGCCGGTGTTGGCTCCGTTGGGCAGGAGGCGGGTGATGCGGGTGCCGTCTTGGTCGTAGGCGACTTCGTAGAGGCCTGCGGCGGGGTCGGTATCCTTGGGCGGCTTGAGGGTGGTGCGGCGCCAGTTTTCGTCGAGGTGGATGGCCTTGATGGCGATGGGATAATCGTTGCTGCCCTTGGCCGGTTTGTTTTTGACCAGCTCAGTGAACAGGTAAACTCCAGTGACTTTGTCTTTGGAGTTAATCATCGGCTTAACCGGTAAGTAAGGCTTACAACTTGAACGGTGGGAGTGACGTATTCGGCCGACTCGGTCGAGGGGACGGGGGTGGTTTTCTCGAAGGAGAGCAGGCCCGCGCGAAGGGCTTCGGACGAGCCGGAAGCGATCCACAGGTCGGCGGTGGCGGCGGCCTCGGGGGCGTCGGAACTGAAGCCTCCCGATGTGTTTGACGAGGCGTAGTAGATGCCGCCGCGTTGCTGGGTCAAAACGCTGGCGAGGTCGGAGCGGAAGAAGGTGGGCAGGGTGACGGCTTGGTCGCGGCCGATGCGGACGAACTCGACGATCTTGATGCGCTCGTCGTAGATGAAGGCGGTGTTGAAGCTGACGCGACGGGTGCCGCCGCTGGGAACGTAGGCGGTGAAGATGCCGAGGGTGGAGTCGCCGTAGTTGTAGGCTTGGCCGCGTTTGGTCGGCTCCAGTTGCTCGCGCAGATAGTAGCCGCGGAAGCCCGCCCGCTGGAGGGCACCGGCGTAGTTGGCTTGGATGGTGACGAGTCCGTTGGCCCGTTCGATGGTGCGATCGACGAGGTAGAGGTTGTTGGTGACCAGTTCGCTGCGGTAGACGACCGAGGGCCAGATGGGCGGCGGGGCGTCGAGGTAGAATTTGGCGCTGGCTTGGGCCTGCTTGGTGGCGGGGGCAACGTAGGTCACTTGGACGTTGACCAGACCGGTGACTTGCTCCTGCGCGGATTGGGCGGAGAGGACGAGGCCGGTGGCGTTCCAGCTGGTGCTGCCGATGATGGTGGAGGGCATGGGTTAGACGAGGGCGGTTTGAGGAAGTTTTTCGTCGATGGCGGGGACGTGCTTTTTGAGGAGGCTCAAAATGTTGTCGACTACGGATTGCAAGTCGGACTTGCCTCCGGGCGCAGCGTTTTGTTGGCGCATGGCTTCTTCTTCGGCGGCGCGTTCTTCGGGGGTCTTGGCTTGGTTCGACGGGTCGATGCCGTATTTCTGGGCGAGCTGTTTTTCTTTTTCAGCCAGGCGCCGGTCGATGCGGCCGCGCAGGCGCTCGGCGGCACCGAATTGGCCGGCGGCCTCGAAGCGGTCGGCGCGGTCCATGGCACTGCGCTCGCGGCGCTCCATCCGCGACAGGTCGGCGCGGATGTTGGCGGCGGTTTTGTCGACGCTGAACTTTTCTTTGATCCGCTCGACCCAGAAGCCGGTGCTGCTCAAGCGCGAAGATGCCGGATCAAATCGGACTGACTGCTCGCCACGCTCGCGCAGGGCGCGGCCGAAGTCGGTGGTCGGATCAAAGGCGCGCTCGGCTCGGCCTCCACGACCCTTGGTGCCACCCTTGGCTCGGGCCTCGGCTTCCTCGCGGGCGGCGCGTTCTTCGGGGGTTTCGGTGGCTGCGGCGACTTGGGGGTTGACGGTTGCGGCTGCGGTGCCGGCGGCCGCAACATTTTCGGCCAAGCCGGCGGCTAACGCTTCGGCCTCGGCCAATCGGTCGCGCATTTCGATCAGCGGGTTTGCGGCATTGGCGGCGTAGGAATCGGCAAACTCCTTGGGCATCTCGGCCATGATGCCGCCCCACTCACTTTTGAGGTTATCGGCCTCATAGTGCATGATGTTGCTGATGTCGGTAATGGCTTGCTCGGCTTCCTCTTGCGCTCCACGCACGGCCTCGGCCGCCGCGCCCATGAAGGGAATTTTTTCCAAAACGCTGGCGACTGCGTCGAAAATGCCCGTGGCGATCTTGGCACCGAGCATCTGGAACGAACCTTCAATGAAGCCCATGGTCGTCGAGCCCGAGGAAAACAAAGACTGAACCGCTTGGCCGACGGTTTGCACGGCAGCCATAGCCATGGCGACAATCTCGTTGATGGCGTTGAGCGCGGTGTTGCGCGCGGTCATAAACATGAGCGACAGCCCCTCGCCAAATTCGCCTTCAGTGATTGCTTTAATAGCAATCTCAATCTGATTGAGCGCCGTGCCCAGCTTGAAGGTTTCGGCAAACCACGCCAGCGTGGCGGCGGCGTATTCGGAGAGCTTGGCCCCGAAGCCGGCGGCGTCGATGTTGGCCAGGCGGGTGGTCACGTCGACCAGAGCCGGGGCGATTTGCTCGAGCAGGCCCGCGGCAAACTCTTTGCCCTTTTCGCCGATGGCGGCAAGGTTGTCTCCCAAGTCTGCAAATTTTTCTGCGACTCGGCTCATAATTTGAGGAGTTGTGCCAAGATAGCGTTGAGCCTTATCTAATTCGCCCGAAAAATTACTAAACAAAGGAATAAGCTCGCCTCCGCTTTTGCCAAAAATATCCATTGCGAGGGCGGAACGCTCGGAATCGTTGCCCACGCCGTTCAATGCGTTTGCCACGGCTTGCAGTTGCTCAGTCGGACTAAGTTCTTTGAGGCGCTCGAAGTTAAGCCCGAGCTTGCCGAAGGCTTCGACTTGCTCCTTGCCCCCCTCGCCTGCTGCGACGATGGATCTCCTCAACCTGTCAATCGTTCCACCAACTGCGTCCGCTGAAGATCCGCCAAGCTCAAACGCTTTTTGTAAAATTAAAATTTCTCCTGCGGCCATGCCGGTTCGCTTGGTTAGGTCATCAAGCTGACCGCCCATTGCGATGGCGGCGCTGAAAGATTCGACGGCGGCACGGACGCCGAAAAAGGCTGCGCCAATGCCGACCACGGTCGCGGCGATCTTGCCGAAGTGGCGGGAGATGCCGGCGCTGGCCGAGGCGGCAATGTTCTGAAGGTTCTTGGCGCCGCTGCTAAAGCCGACGGTGTTGAGCGAGGCGTTAAACCTGATGGATTCTCCGGCCATTTGCTTCGCCCTTCAGTGTCAAGAGGTGGACGCCAGCCCGGGGTAGCGATCCAACGTCTTCTTGATCTTGCCCGCCGCAGCGAGTTTGACCGCGCGGCTGAAGTAGTTGGCCCGCGCATTGAGCGCCTTGCGAAAGGCGGTGCCTGCTTGCGCCCAGCGGTTGAGGTAGCCGAGGTTGTTGACGAAGCCTACCTCGTATTTGTCGCCGCTTCCTTTGCTGATGACTTGGATCAGTTCGCGCATTTCCCCTTTTTTGTGGTGGGCCGCGGTGCGGAGGTAGGCCGGTGCCTTGACCGGGATGCCCAGCCCCTCGCCGATCTTCACGAACATCGAGGCCGCGAGGCCGCGGGCTTTTTGTTTGTTGACCAGGGATTTCGCGCGCTGCTCTTGAATCTGCCGCCACAGCCAGGAGGGATACGCCTTGGGCTCGTTGGCGCGGGCGAAGTAGTAGACGAGGCGGCCGTTCTTGCCCTTGGCCCGGCGCTGGGCGGCACGGGTCTGGGCGCGGGCCACGTCGGCGGCCGAGTAGGTCTTACCGCTGCGGCTTTCGGGGCCGGCGTAGTTAAAGGCATATTGGGCACCAGGGCGTTTGTCGTGGTTGGCTTGAATACTCTTCTGGGTGGCCTTCTTGGTTGAACGCACGGCGCTGGCCAGCATGGCCGAGAGCTCCGCTTTCATTACGGTCTCGAAGTCCTTGCCGCTAAGTTTGCGCAGGTCTTGGATCGCAGAATGAAAGCGGCGCGCGGCCTTCTCGTCGGGCGTAACCTTGACTTGCACACTACACGCCGCCTGTCAGCGCCTCGGCCAGCAGGGCGTCGATGTTGCGGGCGCCGATCTCGCCGCTATCGGACCACCGGGGCTTGCGTCCGCCGACGATGTCGTCCCAGAGCAGGAGCTGGTTAAGCGCGGCCAGGGGCAAATGCCAGATGGCTTGCTCGATGGAGATGCCGTATTTGGCCACGCGGGCGGCGAGGCACAGTTGCCACGCCGGGCGGGCCGTCAGGCTTTTGGGCCTTCGCCCTCCGCGGGCTCCACCGAGGCGCTTTGGGTGATGGTGGCGGCGACGCGCTCCATCTGGCCGGTGATCCACGGCGTGAAGGCGAACATATCGGCCGGTGCCTGCTTGTCCATCCACTCATAGATGTCGGCCTTGAGGTCGTCGATGGTGGCGATGCGGCGGCGGATGTCCATGATCGGCAGCGAGTGCAGATAGACGAAGGAGTAGACCGCGAAGGCGTAGTCGCCGTCGGGCTCGCCGGTGACGAAGCTGTTTTTCAGCCGCACCAGCAGGCTCCATGTGGCGGCCGTGACGGGCCGCAGGGTGATGCCGTTGACTTGTTCTTCGCTGGCTAAGGCCGAGACCTCGAGCAGCGACTCTCTTTTTTCTGGGTCGATGTCCATAATGATTCAAGATTTCAGATTTAAGATTTCAGAGGACCATCTGGGCGACTTGGCGCTTGGTCTCGGGGGAAAGTTTTTCGTCGGCCAGCATGATGCCGCCCTGCGGGAGGTTGACCATGACGAGGCGGCGGGTGCGCTTGAAGATGACGTCGAGCAGGAGCTCGCGGTTGTAGAGGGCGGCGCGGGCCCCGGGGAGATCGGGCAAGGTGTCGCGCAGGGCCTCGCAGGCTTCCTGCCCCTCGAGGATGGCTTCGGCGATCTGGCCGGTGGTGAGGCCTGCGGCACCTTCGCAGGAGAACCAGTAGTGGACGGTCTCTCGTCCTTTCTGGACGACGCGGCTAATGGGGTCTTGCTGGCGGATGCTGACGCCGACGGTGCAGAGGACGGCGGCCAGCTTGGTGTCGGTGGTGGCCCAGTAAGATACTTGCATAAATCTCTATATCTCTGGGGGCGCGATGCGCCCCGGGGTTAGAAGAGGTGGTTGGTCGCGCCGATCGTCACCTGTTGAAAATCATTGGGCGCTCGGGACACGGCAACGCTGTCGACGAAAAAGGTGCCGGTGACGCCCGCCAGGCTCGCGGTGGCGTTGGCCAAGGTGATGCTGGCGCCGATGGTCGGAAGGGACGCTTTAATGTAGCCGCTGAGAGAGGCGACACTCTTCTTGCCGTGATAGGCGGCGGCGACCATGTCGCCGTCTTCGTCAACGACGATGGTTTTGTCGCTGTCCGAGGTCTGGGAAAAGCTGGTGAAAACGCAGGTGGTTTCCGAAGAACCGCCGAAAGTGATGCTGGTGAGTCCGACAATGGTGGCTGCCATAATACTTCGGCAGCGTTGTCAACCTCGCTACACGCGATAGATGCCGGTCTTGGTCCCCTGCTCTTGCTCGTAGCCTTCGTAGACGGCGTCTTTGATGGCGGCGGTCACGTCTGGGTCTTGCAGCGCGGCTGGCCAGTTAGGGATAAGGACAAACTGGCCATCAACTATGCGCCAGGGGGCTTGGCCTAAATGTGGTTTAGGCTGCGGGGAAAGCCTCGTTGCACCAGAGTCGGGCGTTGAGGGATCGGCGGAAGCTGCGGGTTTCGTTTTCATAGGTTACAGGATCAAATTCCAAGCCCCAGACTTTGACGATGTCTTCGGCGTTCAAGTCGGTGAGGAACTGGTCGGCATCGACCAAGTCGGACAAGGTTTTCCAAAGGGACTTGAAGCCCGCGGCTCCTTCGTCGGTGTCGTCGGTGTCGGGCAGGCGGCGTTCGTTGCGCTCGGCGTCGGGGGTTTCGTCGGCCGCGGTGGTCAGGGTGATGGTGAGGCGGCAGTTCCAGGTCTGCATGCCGAGGACAAGCTCGTCGAGTTTCTCGGCGCGGACGGTAATCTGCGGCAACTCGTCTTCGTCGGACTCGTCGGCGCTGACGATGCGGACGTCGGCGAGGTCGGTGTCGTCCTCGAGGACGGCGATGGCGGCGCGTTCGAGGGATTCTTCGATGGAGTAAAGGGTGCTCATCGCTGGTCGGGGGCTTGGAGGGTGAGGTCGATCGCGGCGGTGTCGGTGTCGATGCCGACGATGCGGTAGCGGCGGCCGCAGTATTTGACCACGCCGCCCATACGGAACTCGGGAGCTCCGGCCTTTAAGACGGTGGCGGTGAGGCTGCGTTGGGCCTCGAAGCCGCCTTCGCCGAGGGCGTTGGCGTAGGTTTCCTCGCCGACCACGGCGGCATAGCAACGCTCGCGGTATTCGATCTGGTCGGCGATGGTGCTAACGGCCTCGGTGCAGCCGGCGGTGTAGGCTTGGGCGAACTGGGACATTTAACGGAGGGCGGTGTCAGCGGTGGCGAGCATGGCGCGCAGCGCGGCGGCGCAGTGGAAACGCTGGCGGACGAGCTGATGGGCCGCGGTGGCCACGGGTTGCAGGGCGGCAAAGTCGAGGGCCGCGACGGCATCGGCCAAGGCGTCGGCGTCGATCTCGGGGTCGAAGGCGATGCGGTGAGTGTCGGCGGGGAAGAATTCGTTGCGCGGGTCCATGGGTTGCGCTTCGACGATGAGGGCTCCGGCGGCGGCGGCTTCGTAGCAGCGGATGCCCTGGGCGCGACCGTTGCTGGCGGGGCAGAAGACGCCGGCGTAGTTGGCGTATAGGTGGGCAACGTGGTGCGCGGTTTGCACGCCTTTGCAGATGTTGAAGACGTCGACCAGACCGCGCTTGACCAAGGGCTCAAGCAGGCGGCGGCGGCTGGAGTAGACGCCGGGGGCGTATTCGTTTGTATCGCCAATGAAGGCGAGGCGCGGGGTGCGTTGGGCGATGGGCGGACCCGGGCGAAAAGCCAGCGTGGAGACCCAGCTATGGGCAAGAAAGGCGCGGCGGCCGCGGGCGCGCATGACGTCCATGTCGCAGGCTTGGCCGTAGAAGGAAACGTCGAAGCGGTCGGCGGAGTCTTCAAAGGCGGCGTAGGCGGTCATGGGGTTGCCAAAGCACCACTCGGAGGAAAAGCCAAGGAGCGGTTTGCCGATGGCGCGCAGGGCGCGGTAGGCTTCGTCGAAAAACAAACCGTATTGCGCGGGCGAGACGCAGAGGATGGCGTCGGAGTCGGAGCGGCGGAGGACGTTGAGGACTTGGTCCGACGTGGACATGATCATGGGCACGGCGGCGCGGACGACGCCGGCGAGCTGGGCATCGGCCAGGGCCAAGGCGCCGAAGGACGGCGGCTCGTTCCAGTGGTAAAGGACGTCGACCGTTTTCACCGGCGACGGTAGTGCAGGGCGGAGACGGTGGCAGTGGCCGCGGCGTCGCCCTCGAGGGCGTCGACAATGCGCTGGTCCCAGTGGAGCGGCGGGGCAGTCTCGTCGTCGATGTGGACGAGGATCTGCCCGGCGGCCGCGGTGGCGGGATCGGGCGCGTGGCGGAAGCGGAGAAGAATGGTTAGGTCGGCGTTGTCTTCGGGCAAGCCGAAAATGTGCTCAATGCGTTCGGCGTTTTTGGCCGCGTCGAGAAAGAGCTTGCGGGTGCGCGCGGCTTGCTCGGGGCGGACGGTGACGGGTTGGATGAGGCTGATGGTCGGGGCGGTCTGGGCGGCGAGGCGGGTGGTCTCGATGGCGTCGGCCTCGGCGGTGCGGCCGGTCATGCGGAGAAGCTGGGTCCAGAGAGTCTCCGCTGCCCAGCCGTAGAGGCCGTCGCGGTGCGTCCAGACTTTTTCGATGGGGCGCGGGAGGGCCATCATGCTGCGGAGGTAGGCTTCGGCGCGGACGATGTCGCCGAGGTCGAGGTGGAGGGCGCCGAGGAGGGCCAGGGCTTCGCGGCGGTTGGGCGCGGTGCGGTAGGCGCTGTGCAGCGCGGTCATCATGGCGGCGTGCTCGGGCGTGCCGGTTTCGATGATGTCGGGGCGGGCCATCTCGGCGATGTTGAGGCAGAGTTCGTAGCGTTCGGTGGGCTCGAGGCGAGGATGGGCCAGGGCTTTTTTGGCCATGGCCATGGCGTCGTTCTTGCGGCCGGCGCCCATGTATTCGCCGTGGAGGTGGTAGATTTCGCTGAGGGTGCGGTCGGCCTCGGGGATGGATTCGAGGATGGTGAGGTTGCGGTTGCTGCCTTGCTTGGGCTCGTCGTCTGGCAAGTGGACGACGACGGGGGCGTCACAGCGCGCGATTTTGGCGTTGGGGGCGAGCTGGAAGTTTTCGTGGATCTTGTTGATCCATTTGCCGCGGTCGCGGCGGACGACGCGCTCGCGGAGGTTGTGGGCGATGCCGCGGCCGGCGACGTCGTGGTAGAGGGCGAAGGCGTCGAAGTCGGCGGCGAACTTGGTGAAGAGCTCGTGGAGGGCGGGCGCGAAGTTGTCGCCGGGGACGTCGTCGGCGTCGATCCAGAGGACCCAAGGCTTGGTGGCGAGGTCGAAGGACTGCTGGCGGGCGGCACCGAAGTCGTCGACGTGGGGCCAATCGTTGCCGGGGGCGTTGGCGTAGACGTCGTATTTGGCGCCGTGCTTCTGGCAGACCTCGGCGACTTTGAGGCTCTTGGCCTCGGCGCCGGTGGCGTGGACAACGCACATCTCGCTGACGGCGGGGGCGAATTGGGTGAGGCAGCGGTCGAGGCGCTTGGGCTCGTTGCCGACGATGAGGCAAAGCGCGATCTGCTCGCGCGGGCTCGAATTCTCCATCTCTGGGCGGTGGAGGTTTGTCAACAAACGAAAGCCCCCGGCGGTGGCCGGGGGCTTCGTGTTGCGGCTGACGGGGCGGATTAGCCCGTGATGAGTTTGGCGGCGCCGGTGATCGCGCGGCTGTGGCCGAAGACGCACTCGAAGGAGGCGCTGTGGCGGCCGTTGAGCGGGTTATACACGCGGCGGTAGCCGAGCGAGAGGCCGCTCTGCGGATCGGTGATCGTGGTGGCGGCCAGGTATTCGCTGGGGGCCTGCGGCTCAAGCGAGCGCACGGCCACGGCGACGGCGTTCGGGTGAACGGCCAGACCTTTAAGGGTGATGCTGTTCGAGGGCAGGATGACCGACTCGTAGACGTTCATGCCGAGCAGGCGCGGGACGCGGGCTTCGGCAATAGTGTCGCGGGCGCCAAACTGCGAGGCGTCCAAGAGGTTGGCCTGCGACAGAAGGCTGTCGTAGAGGGCGCTGTCGAGGATGAGGCTGCGCTCGGTCATGGGCACCTTCTCGTCCGTGAGCGCCTTGCGGAGCGTGCGGGCGTTGGTGATGGTGAAGGCCGAGGCGCCGGTGACCGACGCGGTGTATTGCGCGGCCGCTCCTGCGGTGGTGACAAACAGGTTGAGCACCGAGGTAAGGACCGCCTGGGCGAGGGCTTTGCCCTGCTGGTTGGCGAACTTGGTCAGCTCGGCAATCGAGGATTTGGAATACTCGGTGTCGCTCAAGGAGACCGTCACGATCTTGTGCTTGTCGACGGTGATCGACACGGTGTTGAGCGTGCCGCCGGTGCCACCGTAGTCGTCGTCAAAGGTTGTGGCTGTGAGGTTCGCCACCAAGGGAACTTCCACAGTCGCGCCGCGGCGGACGACCTCGTTGGAATACGAGGTGGTGAAGACGTTGAGCGGAAGGAGTTCCGCGGTGAAAGCCTCAAGCGCGGTCTGCGCCAGGAGCTTGTCGTTTAGGGCTGAATTGATTGTGGCCATAAGAGTGGTTGGTTAGGTTTAGGAGTAGAAGGTTTTGAGGATCTCCGCTTTGTTGGCGCGGAAGAACTGGGTGGCTTCGGGGCCTTCGAGGGCGGCAAATTTCTGCGCGGCGGTCAACTCGGGCACGACCGGGGTCGCGTTGTTGTCGATGCCGACGGAGGCGACGATGGCGGCGGCCTGCTCGCCGGCGCTTTTCTGCTCGGCGCGGAGGGTGGCGATCTCCTCGTCGCGGGTGGCGACTTCGCTGGAGAGGCGGGCGACTTCGGCTTTGAGGGTTTCGAGTTCCTTGGCCGTGTCCTCGGCGGCTTGCGCCTGGGCGGCTTCGGCTTCGACTTTGGCGCTGAGTTCCGCCTGGAGGGCGTCAACTTTCGCTTGAAGTTCGGCGTTCATATTATCCTCCGCGGCGGTGTCAACCGGGGCGGCGGGCTCGGGTGCGGGTTTACTGGCCATAGTGTTTTGAAATTGGGCGAAGCGGGCGCGGGCCTGCTCGGGGGTGACGGACGCGGCGGCGGCGATGGGGGCGTCGATCTCGTCGACAAAGCCGAGCTCGAGGGCTTCTTGGGCGTCCATCCACGTTTCGTCAGTCATCATCTGCTCGATGGCCGCGCGGGGCTGGCCGGTCTTGCGAACGTAGGCGTTGACCAAGGTGGCTTTGAGTTTGTCGAGTACGTCGGCTTCTTTGCGGAGGTCGTCGGCGTCGCCCATGGTCATGCTCCAGGGGTTGTGGATCATGAGGAGGGCGTTCTCGGCGATGCGGGTCTCTTCGCCGGCCATGGCAATCACGGAGGCCATGGAGGCGGCGAGGCCGTCGATGTGGACGGTCAGTCCGCCTTTGTGTCGCTTGAGGGCGTTGAAGATGGCGGCGCCTTCGGTGACGCTGCCGCCGACGGAATTGATGCGGAGGTCGATGTGCTGGCCTTTGAGCTTTTTGATGTCCGCGGCAAATTGTTTGGCGCTGACTCCGCCGAAGCCGATCTCATCGTAAAGAGAAACCTCAACGCTTTGGTCGGGATCGCGGTCGTCGGTCGAAGAAATTGCATACCATGTGGAGTTGCGGCCCATGTTGCTGGCCTCGTTGTCAAGTTCGTCGCTTTTGCGATTGGCCCACGATTGGCCGGGGTCGCCGCCCCACAAGGCCCACGCGATGCGGCCGGCGCTGGGATAGCCGTCCTCGCCCGGGCTGAAGCCTTCGCCTTGTTTGTCCACTTCGTGGCGGGCGAAGTAGGACTTCATGCGCTTGACCGTATCGGGTGAAAGGTTTTTGCGGTTCTTGATGTCGCGAGCGCGGGCCACGCCGACCTCGGTGCCGCCGCGATTAAACTCTTCGCGCCAGGCGAGGCCGCGCTCGGCCTCGGCAGCCATGGCCTCGGTGGGCTTGAGATCAACGGCCATCTGGTGCGGGCGCGGGTGGCGCGAGTGTCACGGGTGCAGGGTTCGGATTGAAAGTGCCGATGCTGTCGGGGCTGATGCCGAATTCTGCGGCGAGATCAGCGAGATACTTGGCTTCGACGGCGCGCTGACGGAGTTGGTCCTTCCACTCGTGGCCGCGCTCGCTGTAATCCTCGGCGTAGGTGCGCAGGCCGGCGCGGACGTCGGCAAGGTTGGCGGCGGCTTCGCGGCCGTAGTCGACGGAGGCGGCGGCCGGGCGTTGCCATTCGACGCGGAACCAGTTTGCGTTCTGCGGGAGGAGGCCGCGCTGCATGGCGATGGTGATGACGTGGGCCCAGACGCGGGAGCAGAGGCGGTCGATGAGGAGGGCCTGGCGTTGCTCGAAGGTGCGCTGGGCGCGGACGAGAACGGCGCGGAGGGCGGCACCGCCGGCGTCGGCGGGACGGGCGGCGAATTCCCAAGGGACGCCGAGGTTCAAGCAGACTTCGCGGAGGAGGACGTCACAGAATTCGCGGAAGTTTTGTGACGGGCGGTTCGAGGTCCACGAGATGAGATCCTCGCCCATGGAGAGGCGCGGGATGGCGCCGCCGGCGTTGCCGAGGGATTCGACGGTGATTTCGTTGGTGCCTTCGGTGTTGATCGAGGTCGAGCCTTCGCCGAAGAAGTCGGCGCCCTGGGGGTTCGATGATTTGATTGCCAAGGCGATGTAGCTGGAGATTTTGAGCGCCATCTTCTCGAACGACACGGCGTCGCCGACATCGCGGAGGTGGTTGACCGAGGGGGCGAGCGGGGTGACGTAGCGGAGCTCGTCGCCTTGGCTGGCTTCGCCGACGTGGATGAGTTGCTGCGCGGGGATGTCCTCGTAGCGTTGCGAGGGGTCGGTGCCGTCGCCGATCAAGTGGCGGTAGAAGATGGGGCGCATCTGGGCGTTGACGACGACGCCGTCGATGACGTTCTGGCCGCCTTCGCGGGCGGCAGGGTTGCTCGGCTCGTAGATGCTGCTGCGCGCGTCGCCGATGCGGTGGGCGAGGATGAGCTGCAGCGCGGGGTAGCCGGTGCTCTGCACAGCGGTGCGAAAGAAAACTTCGCCGTCGCGGTCGATGGCGACGCTGGCGATGCGCTGCATTTCGCGCCAGGTATAACGGCCCTGCACGTCGGCGACGCGGGACCACTGCTCAAAGAAGGTCTCGGCCGCGGCGTCCCAGGCTTCGTCGCCGCTGCGGGCCTGCGGGCGGATGCCTGCTCCAACAGCGTAGCGGGCTTTCTCGGTGATGAGGCCGCGCAGGAAGGGCGCGTTGTTGTAAAGCCAGCGCGAAAGTTTCATCAATCGCTCGCGGTCGGCCCCGCTGACGTCGATGTGCGAGTCGACGGCGGTGGCGTTGTAGGGGAAGCGGCGCTGGATGGACGGGCGCGCGGCTTCGTAGCTTTGGGCCTTGGGGTTGAAGGCTTTGGTCAGGAGTTTCCAGCGGTCGGCGATCTTCATGTGAGCGGGTAGTTGAACGCGGCGATCATGGTCTTCTGCGGCTTGCGCGTCAGATACGCCTCGAGCTGGGCGTCGGTCATGTCTTTGATGAGGGCCCAGCAGGAGAGCGCCAGCTCGGCCACGGTGCTGGCGGTCATGTCGGGCGGGAGGGAGTAGCTAAAGGACTTGCCGCCCATGCTGGCGGAGACGAGGAGGCGGCCGCCTTCTTTGCTGGCGCTGTATTGGTTGGCGCCGATGGTCTCGAGGGCGGTGATCGTTTTCGCTGCTGACTTTCCGGAGGCTAACCAGGCTGAGAAAATGAACGCGCGCGGAGACACGCGACTGGGGGCGTGTCAATTATTCGGCGGGGTCGGGCTTGGGCTTGATGATGTTACCGAATTCGGCGAGGGCGAGGATCATGAGCTCGGCGTCGAGCATGTGGTTGGGGCGACGGCCGATCTGCTTCCAGAGGTAGGTCTCGCGGCCGGTGAGCGGGCTGCGGCGGACCACTTTTCGGTGGGCATCGAGGTGGGCTTTGTATTCCTCGGAGGCGTCGGCGGCCACGGTCCAGGCGGGGCCTTTGCCGCCGCGGAGCCACTCGAGGACGTCTTGGGCGGCGGGTGAGCTGAAGAGCATGAGGAACCAGCCGCGCCGATAGGGCTTGATGACGCTGATGGCTTTGCGGAGGGTCTTGCCGAGCTTGACGCCGTAGCCTTCGGCGCGGTCTTCGCCTTTGGCCGGGATGTAACGATTGCGGATGCAGACGTCGAGGACTTCGTCGGTGCGGAAGCCGGAGTCGATGACGACGAGTTTGGCCATGGCGCCGCCGATGTTGCGGAGGTTGTCGAGACCGAGTTCGGTGACTTTAAATTCGATGTCGGCCCAGGTGGTGAGGCGGCCTTCGTCGATGAGTTTGCTGCTGCCGTCGCGGGCGAAGGAGCGGCAGACGAAGTAGAAGCAGTCTTGCTGCACGTCGACGGCCATGATGCGGGCGGTTCCTTCTTCGGCGGGGGCGCGGAGGGTGTATTCGCCAACGGTGAGCGGGCGGGACTCGGTGGTCATGGCTTCTTCCCAAGGCTCGGCGAGGATGCTGTTGACGAAGTCTTGCAGGCCCATGAGGGATTGTTTGTCTTGGAGGAATTTGACGGCGAGGGCGCCGAAGCTGCGGCGGACGGAGTAGAGCGCGCTGAGGTGGTAGCTGCGATGGCCGGGGAGTGCGCCGGGGTTTTCGGCACGCCAATGGCCGTCGCGGAGCATTTTGGTTTTGAGGGCGTCGGTGATGGGGCCGGCGCAGTGGGGGCAGTCAAGGCGGGCGGTCTCGCGGACGCGCTTTAGGTCCCATTTGTCCTGGTCGAGGCGGGCGTCGTCGTCCCATTTCATCATGGGCCACGCGAGGGTGGTGGCGGCGGAGCAATGGGGGCACGGGACCCAGAAGCGGCGTTGGTCGCCTTCGAGCCAGGCTTTCCAGATGCTGCCTTCCTGCGTGGTGGGGGTGGAGGTTTGCACGATGAGCGCCATGGGGAATGACGCGGTGCGCTGGACGGCGAGCTGGACGGCGGCGGCCTCTTGCTTGGTTTTGGTTTTGTATTTGTCGACCTCGTCGAGGCAGAGGAGCGAGATGCTGCGGCCGGCGAGGTTGCCCGGGGAGTTTGAGCCGACAAACCAGAGGTGCATGCGGCGGAAGGCTTGGTCGAGGTTTTTGAATTTGTCTTTGTTCGACGGGAGCTCGGCGCGGAGGACTTCGTTGTCGTCGATCATGACTTGCCAGCGGGACTCGGAAAACGACTGGGCGTTGGTCTGGGTGTCGAGGACCCACAAGGCTGGCGCCGGGGCGCGGCACAGGCGGTAGGCCATGCCGACTTGAATGGCGGTGGACTTCGCCACCTGGGCGCCGCAGAGCAGGGCCATCGAGCGGACGCCGCTGGCGGGGTGGAAGGCGTCGAGCCATTCGCGCATGTAGGGGTAGCTGCGGACGCGGAAGGGCCCCGGGGATGAGGTGAAGCGGGAGGAGAAGCTGAGATTTGCCTCGGCCCACTCGGTGACGGACTGCCGAGGGTGCGGGACCCATTGCGATCGCCAGAGGCCGCGGGCGCGGTCGGTTGAATTAGGAATCCACGCGCAGGGCATTGCCGGTGTTGCTGAGGGTGCTGAAGACTTGCTCGAGGTAGTCGGCCACGGTGTCGCGGGCTAACTCGGGGTCCGCGGGGTTGGCCGCCTGGGCGATGGCGGCCGGCATGGCCTCGAGGAGGGCGCGCAGTTTGCCGGCCTCTTCGGCGATGACGGATTGCACCTGGTCGCGGTGCATGAGGGTCTGGGCCTCCTGCTCCGATTTGACCATGTCGCGCTTGCGGGTCTCGTGGGCCTCCTCGGCATCACGGACGGTGCGGCTGGCGGCAGCCCGCTCTTGGATCGACCCGGCGAGCTCGAAGTCCCGCACGGCCAGCCGGCGCAGGCGGTCGGTGACGGCCAGCTCGTCGGGGAGATCGACCAGCTCGGCGGCCGGTTCGGGTGGCCGCGGCGCCGACGGCTGCGATCCCTTGGTTCGCCGGGCGTTCTGGTTAGCCTGACGCCACGCCGTCGCCGCCTCCAGCGAGTCCAGCGGCATCCCGCGCTTGACGGCTTTGGCGACGGCCGGCTGAGAAATGCCGAGCGCCTTGGCCATCTGGCCTTGCGATAACCGTGAGGACATCACCCATAACCGCTGTCAATGGGTTATGGCTCGCAGAAACAAACAGA